AAACTACGTAGCTATAAAATTGATGATTTAAGTAATAAATAGATATATATATTATAAATATGAGTGAAAATAAAATATTAACACATAAAGGCTATGCAATCCGTAAGACGTTTTTAAAACCAAAGGAATTAGAACTTATTCAAAAACATTGTGTTGTAGAACCAAATATAGATGAGCGCTATAAAGTAGCAAAAGAATATGCTTTTACAATCTATAGAGAATCACCAGAAAGATATTATTTGCCGCGTGAATGGGCTCTTCAAAAGTTTGGACCACCTGAAGTAGATATTCTTTCGGAAGGTTTAGAATTATCAGCTAATGCTGTTAAGTTTTTAGGGACTCCATATGATTATCAAATTGATATTATGAATATGTATATGAAGTCTCCACGTAATGGGTTAATCTGTGTTCCATGCGGAAAGGGTAAAACATTTATGGCATTACATATTGCTTCACAAATTAAGAAACGATTCTTAATTGTAGTAGATAAAGAGTTCTTAATGAACCAGTGGAAAAAAGAAATGCAATCATTAATGCCAAATCTACGTATTGGTATTGTTCAAGCAGATAAAAGAGAAGTTGAATCTGAACTCTATGACTGTAGTATTTGCATGATTCAGACACTATGTAGTCAAACATTTTCAGAATCTACCTTTAAAACATATGGCTTTACAATCTTTGACGAATGCCATCACTTAGGTGCACAACACTTTTCAAAATGTTTATTTAAGATCCAAACCAAAAAAATGTTAGGATTATCAGCTACACCAAAACGAGAAGATGGATTAACAAAAGTATTTGAAATGTTTCTTGGTACTCCGTTGTACTGGGAGAAGGTACGAGAGCCAGATCCTAGTGTGCTTGTAAAAGGTGTTAAGATTGAGTGTCAAGATCCTGAGTATCTAAAAGTTCCGCTAAATTGGAAAAAAGATGTTATTATTGCACGGCTTTTAACAAGTGTACTAGAATGTAAAGAACGTAATACAGAGATTTTACGATGGATTCATAACTTATGTAAAGATTCTAAGCGAAAGATTCTAGTATTAAGTGCTCGCATTGCTCATTTAGAAGGTCTTGAATCCATGTGCAACAAGGAAATAACACGTTCTTATTATATTGGAGGCATGAAAGAGGAAGTGCGAGAGACGGGTGCACAAAATTCTCAAGTATTATTTGCATCCTATAGCATGGCATCAGAAGCAATGAATATTAAATCATTAAATACTGTACTATTAGTTAGTCCACGATCAAATGTTGAACAAAGTACTGGACGAATTCTACGTGTACTTGCAAAAGATAGAGTTGTAGAACCACTTATTGTTGATTTTATTGATCCTCATGGACCATTTCAATCTCAATGGAAAGGACGATACTCTTATTATAAAAAATGTGCATATAGTATTAGCATACTACGTCAAGGAATGGATACAGGGGAGTCTAATCCAGTAGTAAATATGGATGGCTGTTTATTTAGCGACGAGTAGATTTTGCCTTTTTAGCCTTTCGCCGTGTAGTCCAACGTTTTTTCTTACCACCAAATTGTAAAAAATCTTCATTTTTAGGAGCATTTGTAAGAATTTCTTCTAATCCTCCAATAAGTGGTGTTTGATCAAATCTTTCTTGAACTACTTGTGGCTCTTGAACTACTTGTGGCTCTTGATATGTTTCTAGCTCTTGAACTACTTGTGGCTCTTGAACTACTTGTGGCTCTTGAACTACTTGTGGCTCTTGATACGTTTGTAGCTCTTGAACTACTTGTGGCTCTTGAACTACTTGTGGCTCTTGATACGTTTGTAGCTCTTGAACTACTTGTGGCTCTTGAACTACTTGTGGCTCTTGAACTACTTGTGGCTCTTGATATGTTTGTGGCTCTTGAACTACTTGTGGCTCTTCAGGTACCACAGGTGCTTGATGAACTAATAATTCATAACTCTGTAGAGAAGTATATATTTCTTTACTCATAGTATCTAATTCATCAATACGTGCACTTTGCGCTTGTAGAGAAACAATATTATTATTTGTATCAATTCCATTATATATATCATTTGATTCTGATTCATATGAATTTAATGATTCAAGTATGTTATTTTTATATGTTCTATCTAAGACTAAGGTTTCTATTAAATCTCTTATATTTTTAATATATTTATTAAATGTATTAATCTTTGTATATAAATTATTTTTTGTTGCAACTAGAACTCGTTTTAAGGCATTAGTGAAAATATAATTAATTCGTCCAATGTATGATTCAATATTTAGCTTTTCAGTATTGATTGATACAATATATTCTTTAGTTGATTCAATAGTCTTATCAATTGAATGGACTGTGTGTAATATAATTTCTTTATCTTTTTCAAGAGATGCATTGATTACTTGAATATTACCAACTGATATATTAAATTGACTATTATACATTGCTATAGTTCTTTGTTCAGGTAGAGTTAATACTACATCTTTATATGATTCTATCAGTGTATTCTTTTGATTTTTATATTTTTCAATATCATCAATACTCTGTGTAATCGTATTTATATATGACTGTAGCTCAGATCTTTTATCTACTAAGAGTGTTGAATTATAATTAGATAGTTCAGTATCTATATTTGATTGAAAATTGATTAAATTTTTTTCTAATGCTTGAAAACTATTTAATACAATAGCTACATTTTGTTCTTGAAGCTTCAAAACTGATAAATCTGTAGCAGAATCTACATTTTGTACTATTCTTAATTTTGAAGAATTTGCTTTAGTGTATATTTGAAAATATGTATTATATTCTGAATTTAGTCTCTGTGAATCCATTTTTGATGGCAATGATGATAGCACTTTTTTAATATTTTCTAATGATGTTTGTAGTCTAATACTAAGATTTGTTATTTCTGCCAATTCATTTTTTCTAATTGTTTTTAATGTATTTACTTTTTCATCCTCAACTGCAATAATTTTCTGTGTTTCCCTATGAGCTTCTAGATTTTCATATGTTATTAATGCTTCAGCATAGATTTTAGAAATATCACCACTAATAGTTATTAATGATTGTAGGTCTTTTGCCATTTGCATTGTTTGGAGAGATATATTTAACCTATTTTTTAGATTATTAAAATTATTCATTACTCCAGATAAATCAGTATTTTTTTTTTCAAGTGTATCTAATACTGAATAATAATAATTACCTGTACATACTGTAGCTTGTTTTTTTATTTCTAAATCTTTTGCTAATACATCAACAGACTCAATTGTAAATCCTAATGGTAGTACAACTGTTATATTTGTAGGAGTACCAGGCTTTAGTGCTAGTATAAACTTATTTTCTCCATATAGTATTGGCTCCCCACTTGAATTTGTATAGATATTTTTACCTTCACATAAAGAGGTGTACTGTGTAGTTAATTGAGCTGCAATATTAAAATAATCATCATACATGCATGCTTCAGTATAAATAGGTGTGATTACAACTGTTTTCTTAATATTTTGCGATACCCATGTATATGTAGAGTTTATATAATGTATAGGAGTTGGAACAGATACTACATGGCCAAAGATATCAAATGTAGGATTTCCAGATATATCGCAAAAAATAAAACCATTTCCTACCAAAGTTTGACATACATAATCAGAAATATAAGATTTTTTTTGCCTTGATGCATGTAAATTTATATCTTTAATATTTTTATAATTTATTCCACCTTCTAACTTTTCTAACGGTTCTATTTTTTGTACATGTAATGGAATTGTTTGAAATATATCATCTACATCATAATATATGGATTGCTCTACATTAAAATTTGGAACAGTGTATACACAATTTTCAGAATCAAGTAATGGTTGATATTGTTGCATTATATATGTTTCTTTATTATATAAAGGAACAGGCTCTACAAATGCATATACATTTAATGAAGGTATAAGTGCAACATTATTACTTTGTTTTAAAATTTGATTTTTACTAAAATACAAATAACCATATTGAAGGATTATTGAACGCTTTGAATATACAAAATTACATATTTGATTTGGCTGCACAATAATTCTTTGTTGTACATTATCAACTGAAATATTAAATATTATTGGATGAGTTTTACCAGTATTCTGCACTAAAAAATAAGAACCTTCTTCCATTGAAAGATTTGGTAATATAAATGGTAAATATGGTCTAGATAGTTCTAACTGTAGATACCTATTTTTAAATGTATCTGGTATTGTATTATATACGTAAGGATCTAAAACAGACGTATCAATAATTGTTTTACCACTTTTTATATAATATGTAGTACTACTATATTGTGAAATCACATTATAAGTAAATGTATCGACTTTATTGTAGGAAGGTTTTGTAAATTTAGAATCTACTAAGTTATAATTATAGAGTTCAGGAAAAAAAGGAATTATATTATTATTGCTATCATATACTGGAGTACCAGATGCATCTGTTTCAATATATGGTATTCCATATATAATTTGTTCAACATCATTTAATGCACACACATATTTTACAAATGATTCATCTTTATGAATTAATACTTTAGGTATATCAGTAGTAATAACTTTAACAGGCTGGGGAAATGTATCAGTATCAATATAATAACTAGATCCATTTGGTATTACAGTCGCCGAATCCTGATCCCAACAACATTCTATAGATTTTATAAAGGTATATTGATTTAAAATATCCTTTTTTGGAATTCCATTTGATTCTGAAACAATATATTTTGCTCCATAGAGAGCTGCATCAGAATCAAGTAATGGTATTAAATATTGTAATTCTTTACGTTTGTATATTGTAGGTTGTCCAACACTTACTGTACTAATATTATTAAATAGTATTATCATAGTTGAATCTTTTGTTGTTTGAAGACTTGATTGATATGGAACCATTTCAATAGGATTTTCATTACCACTTAGATCATTTGTATAGACACATTGATCTCCAACTAACACTGTTCCAAGCGGACAACCAATAACAGGTGGTCTATTAAGATTTAATACAAATCCATCGGGGGGTGGTCTGTTTACAAGTGCAATAGCTGATTCTAGATCATTATATTTATATTGAATTGCATCTGTAGTGATTAGTGCATCTTTTGCTAGACGTAAGTTATCTTTTGCTTTTTGCGTAAGATATGTCTTATACTCTTGCAACTTTGCTTGAAACTTTATATTAATAGAATTAACAAATACTTTTAATGATTCAATGTGCTGAAAATATGGTTCTAATAAATGTATGTGCACCTTTGTTGTTTGATATTGTGTATTCATTGCAGATGCGCAATCAAATAATTCACTTGCTTCAGCAATAATACTTTCTAACTCTTTTGAAACTACTGTTGGTATATCTGGCGCAGAGTACTGACTTTGTAATGTAGATACAAAATCGCGTAAGTAATATACAGAATTATTCATTTGGTTCTGATATTTTTCATGAGCATAGGTTGTTTCTGCATCATATAGATGTGTTGCCTCAGCCTCTAGCTTAGCATACTGATCCTGTTTGGCTTCAATATTTGATGCATAAGAATCACATAGTAGTTTGTATTCATTTAGTCCAGATCCTCCATGAAACCGTTTTTGCCTTTTTAAATTTGTTTTTATTATGCGGAGAGTTTTATTTTTTTTCCCCTTGCTCATTTACTAAATGATTCAAACATATTTTATTTAACCGGAACGATGTTATACCTTTAGATTATATTTTTTAACCTTTCGTGTAGTTTTATATGGATTCTTTTTACTAAGAGTGGTTTTATGTTTGTATGCACCTCCTCCAATGGGGAATGTTGTGATTGCTGGTGCTATAACTGATGTAGTAGCAGTGTTTACACTTGTCCTAATATAATCGGTCACCACTACTGATGGCGGATTGTTTTGTGCAGCTAAATATATATATAGATAATCTGAAGGATTTGTTGAACCAACTGTATATACATATACAGCGGCATCATTAACAGTGTATTCAGCGATAGAAGGCTTCTTACTTATTTTTGTGCCATCAGTAATTTTAGTTAATTTATAATAATTGTTTAATACCGCAGTAACCGTAATTGCAGAGCCGCTTACACTTGTATCATCAAGACATTTAATATATAAATCTGCAGTAGCTAGATCAACTTCATTTGAGCTAGTCCCTTTATAAACAATAGGGTTGCTTTCATTTACTTGTAAAATACTAGGATTAGAATTTAGTGGAATAGCAAAAGTTGTATATCTCATACCATGTCCTGTTGAATTTAACTGGGTCATCGTTGGACGAAAAGGACATACTATTTTACCACCTATTTTTAAATTATAAAATCCAACTGGTGCTGGTGCTGGTCTTGGTGCTGGTCTTGGTGCTGGTCTTGGTGCTGGTCTTGGTGCTGGTTGTGGCGCAGGTCTTGGTGCTGGT